GCCGCAGGTAATTATACTAAGCCTACTATGCGTAAAAAAATAGTAGCACGAATTAAAGCAGGTTCTAAAGGTGGCCCTGCCGGAAAATGGTCTGCAAGAAAGGCACAAATGGTGGCTTTGGCTTACAAAAAAGCAGGTGGTGGCTATCGTGACTAATTGGAAAGGTGTTCTAAAGGCTAAGAAAGAAACCCAACAAGATTTAACCGATTGGAAAAACGAAGATTGGGGCAGTCAAAAACAGCATAAAGCAAAAGCAAAGGGTAAAACTGCTCCTGCTAAAGCCAAAGGAAGATATATGCCTAAAAGTAAATTTCAATCAACAAAACAAGGCACATTGAATTACCAAGACAAAAAGAAAAAAGAAGGCCGAAAGAAAGGCCAACAACATGTCCCAACAGGAAAGAAGTTTACCCAAAAAAGCAAAGGGAGAGGATTTACAAGATGACATGGTTTGATATTCTTAAGAAGAAGCCAAAGAGCGCAAGGTCAAAAGCCTTAGAAAGAGCCAAGAACAAGGGGCTTTCTAAACTCAATAGTCCACAAAGATTGAAAGACGATTCTAATAAATCGCACCATGTTATGGCCTTTGAGAATAAAAAAGGAAAATACATTAAGTTTGGGCAAAGAGGAGTTAAAACAAATCAAACCGCCGGACAACGAAAGGCATTCAAATCCCGCCATGCTAAGAACATTAAGCGTGGTAAAATGTCTGCGGCTTATTGGGCTGATAAAGTAAAGTGGAGTCCAAGTAAAACCAAAGAAAAGAAGAATAAAAAGTGGAGAAAGGGGTCTTAATATGATTAGAAAACTATCTAATGACAGATTACAGGTTGATGGTAGAGTCTTGGTTGGGCAACTAGGTGATGCAATAGAAATCATGGGAGACATGAAAGAAATTGTGGGTGAATTTGTTGATGGACAAGATATTGATTTGAAAGAACTTAAGCAGTTACTTTTAGGTTTTGATGCAAGAGTTTCTAATATTGAAGGAGCCTTTATGAATATTTTTAGAAGTGCAAGGGATTCATGATGGATTGGTTTTCTATTCTTAAAGCGGATATTCGTAATGAAGCGCAATATAATGCGGCTTCTTTAGAAGTAAGAAGGCTCTGGCATAGAAGACAGGCGGATGGGAATAATACAAGATTAAACGCATTACAAACTCAACATTCAGTTGATTTAACAGATGTAGAAAATCCTATTTATCAAGAAATGAAATACTATCATAATTTAAGAAGTTTTCATAATAGACAAGAAAGAAGATTGAGGGTTTGCCTTCGGAAAGGTAAGACAGAATGTGATGATTATTATTCTCAAGAATTGGAGGGTGATAATAGAAGAAAAACCAAACTGAAAACAACTCCTACGGGAAAATTAGACCCGTATGTAGAATTATCACTAGAAGCCTATAATAATTTAACAGATAATCAAAAAAAGAATTATCATCAAAGTTTAAGGCGGGAAAGAGATACAAAATTCCATTCAAGAATGATGGGTAGAATAACTCAAAAATTAGACTTGCCTACTTTTCCTTCCCCGAAACATGGTGGGGAATCTTCTTTAGGCATACAACATACTAGAGAAGAATATGACAATATGACAAACAACAAAAAAAGAGCATTTCATAAAAAGTATGAAAGAAGGGCAGAAAAACTAGGTAATAGTGAATTGCGTCGTTTTCATAAAAATATGGCTAATAGGATAAAAAATAACAGTACTCTTCCGATATTTTTCTCACCCGAACACGAACAGGAGGAATCCTAATGGAATTAGACACATTCAACTTTGAACATGAAATGGATATGAAGTTATCCAAAAACTCATTTCCTTATTTCTTTCAAAATGTATTAGGTTTTGACTTTCCTTCTTATATTCAAGAATGGTACGAGTTAATGAACAGTACTCAAAGAACAGTTATTATTTGTAGTCGTGACCACGGAAAATCTGTATTCATGCACAGTTGGGTTGTGTGGAAATTAATCTTTGAAGAACCTCCCTTTCAAATGCTTTACATATCTTCTAACCAAAAGCAGACTCTTGTTCACATGAGGGACATTGACAAAATGTTTACTCACCCGATGTTGAAGAAATTTAAACCTGCAAGAGGTTGGGCTATTGGAAACATTACCCTAACCAATGGAAATCAAATCCTTGAGCGTTCCGTTGGTTCACAGATTCGTGGTCTTCACCCTCAAGAAATTATTATTGATGACCCTTTGAAAGAGTTTAGTATTACAGGTATTCAAAAGGTAACTGATTGGTTTTATGGTGACATGATACCAACGCTTCACCACACTGCTTCCTTAAGAGTCATTGGTACTCCTTTTAGTTATACTGATATTTACAAACAGTTGGCTGAAAATCCTGCTTATACAGTAAATACCTATCCTTGTCTAAATGCCCTCAATGAACCGCTTTGGCCTGACCGTTGGAACTATGATGCGCTTATGGCTCGTAAAGCAGAAGTAGGTTCAATGATGTTTACAAGAGAGTATATGTGTGTTCCTATTTCAACGGGTACTTCTCTCTTTAATCCCGAATACTTAGATGTTGCTAAGAATAAAGACCTAGTGTTGAAATCAATGAGAAGAGAAGGCATGAAGTATTTCGTTGGGGTAGACCCTGCTATTTCTACTGATGGCGATTACAATGTTATTACTGTTCTTGAGGTTGATGAAAATGAGAATAAATCAATCGTTCATATTGACCGAGCAAAGAATGTTCAATTCCGAGAAAACATACAGAAAGTAAAAATTATTGGGCAGGTATTTAGACCGGAAGCAATTCTATTTGAAACAAATACCTTTGCTAAATCCTTTACACAAGAGTTACGCCAAGTTGCTGATTTGAATGTTCATGACTTTAACACCACCCGTAAGAACAAACAGGAAATTATTCTTAATTTACAAATGACTCTTGAGAATAAAAAGATGAATTTCCCTTATGGTAATGAAGAAAGTAGAAGAGTCTCCTCTGCTTTAATTGAAGAATTATCTATGTTTGCTATCACTGACCGAGGAAAGTTTGAGGGTATTGGCGCACATGACGACATGGTAATGAGCCTTGCGTTGGCGAATGCGGCAACATATAGGGCAACAGATAACTTCATACTACTAGATGATTTGGGAGTATTTGACGATGCTCCTACGGCCCGCACAGGGGGCTTTAGAGGCATAGGTTTGAACTTGTGAGGAAATCATATGCCTACTGCCGAACAATATGAAGAAGCCTCTCGTCAATATGAAGAGTTGGCTAGGCTAAAGGATGAAGAAAAGGAAGTACTTGATGAAGCCGAGAAAGTGCTTGAAACAGACTTAACTAAGACTTTAACTTCTACCTTTGTTCTTTCGGAGTACGAAGAAATAAACAAAATCTGTGATGACTTTAAAGTAAATGCTAGTGAAGCAAGAAAGATGCTTTCTACCTTTCCCGAAGAATATGTTGTAGAAGAGAAAGACATACCGGATTTGGTAAAACAAATGCGCCGTTCAAGAAGAAAGTTGAAGGGGGATAACAGGGATAAAATGTCAAAGGCTATTGATACAATGATTGATGCTTATTCCGACCATTTGTTTAAGTGTATTGATTCCATCTATTGGCTAACTCCATACAAGGAAACTCTTCTCAAGATGAGATACAATGAAAAAGATTTGCGAAAACTTCACAAGATGAAATCTAAAGAAGAGAGAAGAGAGGTAGTTGATTCTCTTTGTAAATATTGGGAGGCAGAAATTGAGCAAAAAAACATGGCTTATTCTAAAGAATATGCCGCCCTCTCAAAAACTATGTCTCTTGCTAAAAGGGGTTTTAGACAAAGCATAGCAAAAATTAGTAGCCAAGCAGTAGGCAAAACAAAGAAAGAAAAACAAAGGGATTTCATTCTAAAGACAGTATGTGAGAATCACGGCATAGGTGCAAGAATGGTTCACGATATGATGCCTACTGACCTTTACAAAATGTCAAGCCCTAATGTAATTTCACAAGAGATTAAGAAATTAGGAATTGTTTCTATTGAAGGTAAGTTTTACAAAATACCCGATGAAATTAAAAAGAACATTTGGGCGTACACTGCGGCCTTTATTGACTCCGATGGTTACATTACTTTAGACCGTAAGATGAATCCAAGAGTAGGTTTAGTTGCTACGGGGGAACGAGGTAGGGCATTTATGGAGGAAATGCACAAATCCATAGGATATGGTAGAATGCACTTAGACCAAAAATCACCACAAGACACTAGACTAATTAACAGACTTAACTTTTATTCCCAAGCAGATGTTACAGATTTACTGACCAAATGCCTACCTCACTTTAGATTAAAGAAAGGGAATGCTAAATTATTGTTAGAATTAATTCGCATGAAAAAATCATACAAGAAGGCTGATTGGTATAAGGGCCGATGTGATGAAATTTTTAAACTAATGAAGTGGGAAAACCACAAAGACCATGTAGGTTTTGATTGGGGTAAAGAAAATATAAATCTTGATGATATTCAAAAATATACAGACAACTGTAAAATATCCGTTATGGATTCTTTAGAAAATATAGGTACTCTTGTAGCGTGATATTATGCCGAGAAGACACTATGACTTATTTAAGCACAAGGTTCGCACAAAACTACCTAAGAAGATTCGTTATGCGACGGTATGTAGGAAGTGCAAGAAGACGGAAGCGATTAGTGACTTTTGCTTTACTTGTAAGATAGAGGAAGCCCTCAAGTGGAGTCGCCCCTATTAGGTATCTTGATAAGTATTGGGCATAGTGCATTAAAAGAGGGGAGGTGGACACATGGTTGATGAAAAGCGGCGTTTCAGTTTTACTAATTTATTTAGAAGAACGACTCCTAAGCCTGAAGATAGGAGTATCTACAACATAGGTATTCAAGAAAGGCAACAAAGCAATATGATGACTGCTCCTGTTATTTATCATATGGTTCAAAATTCAGTGATTGCTAGAACCTGCATTACTCAATTAAAACAAGAAATTTTTAGGCGGGGCTATGTGTGGGAAAAGGCCTACGAAGCAAGGTGTAATGATTGTAAAAAAGAACACAAGAGACCGGTTTTAGAATGTTCCCGATGTGAAAGTACCAACCTAAGAAAGCCCGACATTAAACAACTTCAATATGCAGAGGATTTCATAGAAGGATATGTCAATAAAGCAGAACAACTATTCATTGATGTTTTGAAAGAATTAGAAGATGACTTGAATATTATGGACGATGCTTACATTGTCCTTGTTAAAGAGTATTTCATAGACGGAAATCAAAAAATTAGAATGCACAGAATCAAAGAGGTTTATCGGGGAGACCCTGTAACTATGGCTATTTATTCCGATGAGTTAGGGCAACGAGGAACCAAAGGTTTCACCTGCGTTAATCATAGGAACTTTTTATCAGTAGAGCCTCATGAAAAATGCGAAGAGTGTAATAGTGTTCTTCACCCTGTTCATTATGTGAATAGAGTCGGTGGTAAAGACCAATATTTTCTCAAAGGAGAAGTACTTCATTTTAGCAAGTATAGTCCTTCAAGACTTTATGGTTTGTCTCCTGTTATCACTCTTTACAATCACATTACTACGCTACTTGCTATGGAAAATTATGTTAATTCTTCTTATACTAAGAGCCGTATGCCGAGAGGACTGCTTGCAGTACAAACTCGCAACATGGACTCTATGCGTTCTTTTTGGCGTTCTGTTAAAGAGAAAATGGAGACTGACCCTCACTTTATTCCCGTTATGGGCATTGAAGCAGAAGGCGGAAAGGGTTCCGTTGAATGGATTAAATTCATGGATAGTCTAAAAGAAATGGACTATGTGCAAGTTAAGGATGATTTGCGAGACAGGATTTCAGCATTCTATGGAGTAAGTAAAGTCTTCATGGCTGATAACACTACTAGCGGTGGCCTCAATAATGAGGGTATGCAAATCTTAGTCACTAACAGGGCAGTACAGATGGCTCAAAATGTTTACAATAATTATGTATTTCCTTTCTTAATAAAACAATTCGGTATTACCGATTGGGATTTGAAATTACCTCCTAGTGAAGAAGAGGATGAAGTAGCAGTACTTCGTAAAAGAGAATTAGAAGTAGGAATCGCCGCTTCTACTAAGAATCTAGGGTTTGAAGTAGATATGGATGAAGATGGTAACTTTACTTTCAGTAAGCCCGAACCACAATCGGAACAAAAGCCGGAAGGGGAAGATAAGCCCGTTGAAAAAGACCCATTAGCAGGTTCTAATTTAGACCAAAGAGACTTAGATGAACAAGCGAGAATGTTTGCAGAAAGTGGTGGTAGTAAGCCACAAGAGAACCCACCGGCCACAAGAAATAAAGCAAGGATGAGCGTAGGGCCGGATAAGCGTATGACAGGATTACCCAAAGAAGCGGGCAATCAAAATGTAGATTCACGAAACGAAAGGAGAGTTGGTTGATATGGATTGGGAAAATGTTGTTAAAAGAAAAACGGGTACTGCAAGGGACAGAAAGGGGAAAGGTACAAGAAATCATCCCTTAAACCCTAATAAAACTCAAATCCCAATTAAGGGAGGAGACCCAAGAGAAGACCTACAATTGGTAGAAGAACCTTTAGAAGAACCTTTTGAAGAAGAGGAAGATATTGATGATTACACTAAGGAAGAATTAGTTATGCAGATGATGAACCGAGTAGCAAAAATGAACAAAGAAGAAGTATTTAGATTTTTAAAGGAATCGGGGGACTTACTATGAAAGAAGACATGAGACAAAAAGAAGTTAGATTGAGAAAGGAATTAGCAAAGGTCAAGGCATTGAATACTAATGCTTCTATGCAAAGAAAAACCAACAGGAATTTAGATATTGCAGGAATCCCTATGGATTCTACCCCTAAGAAAATGCCTAGTAGTAGGGATATTCCCGATGTAGTGACTCTTCCACCTAAGCGAAGAGGACGAAAAGAAAACATTCCCTTTTGAAGTGATATTATGGTTCTTATCAAAGCCGAAGAAGAGTCCGATAAGGACACTAGAGATAAGGAATCCGATGAGGCTTTGGCGACTATCGCAGGTGGGACTCAAAGTTTTGGTACTGCTAAAGATAAGAAAGGTAAATCTACTAAAGAGATTGAGAGCGAGCAGAGTAAAGAGGAAGAGTATTCCTATACCCAAAAGTATAACCAATACAAGAAAGCACACAGAGCCTTTACTAAATTACAGAATTTGGCTCCTGCGCTTGAGGACTTAGCAGAAAATGTAGAAGTGCTACCTTCCGATAAATTCGTTAGTGGGTACACTACCAAAAACAATGCTTCCTTAGATAAAATAAGAACTAAGTATGATTCTAACTCTCTTTACAACTTTCTTTATAATCTAAATCAAGATAAGGGAAAGGAAAGAAGCCACTTAACTGAAAACATAGACCTTACTACCACTTTTGACGAAGATGGGGGAGTTAATACTAGAGTATTGAGACCGCTAACTCCGCCTAAGAAAACAGTCCGACAAAAGGATGGAGAGGTGAGGGTTTCTAGACCTAAGAGACTACCCGAAATAAATATCTTACTTATAGAAGAAAGATATAAGGAACTTTTAGAAAAGGAATATGATGTAGAGGGAAAAACACTGACCTTTTTAGAGGTACTTGAAATTATACATATCAATCGTTTTAGAACACGGCCTTCTAGTGCTAAAAGTAATCCTAAAAATAAAGAATCTACAAAGCAAAGTAAAAGGAAGAGACAAATCAAATTTGAAAGTATGCGACAACGCCTTGAAGAAAAAAAGAACGAACAGGGAAAGACTGTTGGGAAAACTAAAAACCTAAAACCGGAATTTGTTAAAGACTTAAATGCTAAACTATCACGATTTGCGGGGAAACTATCAAAGCATAGTGAATCGTTGGAGACAAAAGAAGAAAATCTACTAGATTTGATTAATAAATTAGACTCTAAAATTTCTAATCCCAATATAGAAAAAACCATTTTAAGAGAAGCCCGAACATTACTTACATCTAGGGCAGAAGGAGAGACGCTTGATGACCGTCAGCAAAAAATAAAAGAATACCAAGAAATAACTACTAAACCTGCGACAATATCAGTAGCAGGAAAAACAACACTACCACCTACCTCCCCTATACCATTTGATACTAAAACCCCATCTGCTTTAATTCATCTGCCGAATAAAAGAAAAAAACTAATTGCTAAGTTAAAGATGAAAGTTACTAAAGAAATTCTAGAAGAAAAGGCTAAATTAACAGAACTTAGACAAACCCTTAGAGACGCAAAGCGTTTAGAGAATAAGTATAAAGAAACTGCCTCATCCTCAATGGAAGCCCTTAAAGAATTTGCAGACCTAGTAAATGAACAGGGCTTAACAGACATAGAACAAAAGAAAGCAAGAATAGAAGAATTAAAAGAAGTAGCGGAAGAAGACAGAGATGATAATAAAATCAAAAGTCTAGAGAAAGAAATAAAACAAATCAAAGCAGAAAATAATCAAGTAAATGAGACTAAAGAACAATTTAAAGAATTGATACCCATAACAAGAAAAATAGAAAAATCTATGAATACTACTAGGAAAGAAATTTTTGCTGAGATAGAAAAATTAAAAGAGCAAGGCTTTGATGGATTAGCCGAGAAGTTTATGAAACGCATTGTTGTTAAAACAAGCGATGAAATGGGTGCGCTAAAGGTAATGGGAACGATGAGTAGCGAAGACACTACCAAAGTAACAGAGAGTGACTATAAAGGCATTATTAAAGATAAGGAAGCAGTTGAGATGATTAAGCAAATTGATGGATATATTATTTTAATAGAACCTCTAACGAAACAAGTAGAGAAAATTGAAAGGGCAGTTAAAAAACTTAAAGATATAAGGAAGGAATAAATATGACATGGGATTATTATAACGAAGGAAAGGAGTTTATTTTAAAGGAAGTGACACCTCCAAAAAAGAAACTACTTGATTCCTTAGATGCTAAGGGGCGAAAGAAACTCAAGAAGACTCTTCAAGCCGCAGAACCCACTGAATTTTTCGGACAAGATTTCACTAAACTCGGAGAACTGATTGGGGTTTTACAGGAATTAGATTTAACCAAGTCCGATAAAAAACTCAATAAAAAAATGAAGTCAATGGATGAGCGCAACATTGACATAGTGGCGACCGCTACGAAACTTCGTAAGGAGTACGAGTTGCTCTATAAGCAATTGCGTGAATTAGTCCACCCGCCCAAAAAGAGAGATGATTGAGATGACAGAAGAAAACACAATTAATGAAGAAATGTTGGCTATCATCAAGGCTTTGACTAGTAAAATTGAGGCCTTAGAAAGCGCAGTATATCACAAGGATAATCTTCTTATGAAGTCGGGATTCGTTGTTAGCAGTAGTCCTACTCCCCTTATTGATAATGTAGGCGCAGTCAGTGGCCCCGATGTATCGTCTATGGCGTGGTCGGACATTCATAAAATGGTTGAGAAGGCGGGGTCTAATTGATTGAAAAGGCAGATTCCTGTAAGGTTCAGCGTTGTCATGCAGTAGCCTGTAAACACAATAAAAAGAAACAGTGTACCTTAATTTTTGTTAGTGTAGATAATGAAGGTAAGTGTCAGCAATTTTTAGAAGACGACTCAAAACTATTTGGAAAGCCCCCTAAAGTACAAACAGGAAAATTCAATTTTAGAACAAAAACAGATAAGGATGTATAACTATGCCCGAAAAAGTAACAAGAGAAGAAAGAATTATCAGCATGACTATTGAAAAAGCAAGAAAAGCGAAGGAGTTACTTCGTGAATCTATGGAAGGGAATCGCTTACCCGATGAAAAGGATGACCGAATGGAACAAGTCAAAGTTAAGCGACCGAAGGCTGAAAAAGACAAGACCAAGTTTGAGCCTATCGCTAAAAGAGATATGAGCGTAGGCAGTACTAACTATGCAAAAGACGATGGAGATAGTGTTATTATTCAAGGAGTAGATATTAAAAAGGATAAATTGCCTCAATTGCTAGACGAATACGAACAAAAGCACAATAAAGGAAGGAAAATTGAGAGATTGACTGAAATAACTATGAGCGATGGCCCAAGTAAAAAGTTTGCTAATTATGTTAAAGGGCTTGGAGAAATAAGTAAAAGAGATATGAGCGTAGGCAGTACTAACTATGCCGAGGATAGTGGAGATAGCGTTATTATTCAAGGCGTTAGTGTTCCTAAGAGTAGGCTTTCTACACTATTAGACTCCTATGAACAAGAAACAGGGACTAAGATTGAACGATTGACTGAAATAACAAATAGTGATGGCCCAAGTAAAAAGTTTGCTTCATTTGCTTCAAAAAATATGTGAGGTTTCTAAATGAACCTCTCTAACATTGAGAAGGATAAGCAACCATCGGAAGAAATTATCCGATTGTTTGAGAAAACAAGAGTAGCATACCTCTCTGCCGCTAATGACCCTAAAGAATACGGTAGTCGTTGGCGAAAGGCAGTAGAGTTAGTGACTGAATCCTACCATGATTTAGATGCCGCAGGAAAAGAAATGAAAACTTTTGTAGATGAAGACCTGTTAGAAAACACAGACACCAAAGACCCCTCTACTTTACAAGCAAAGGAACTATATGAAGCAATTAAACTTCTTAGATTCTCTTCCGATTTAGTAGATGACCCCTTCGCTAAGAGGTTTAAAGGCAAGGTATTAGAAGAAATACTAGGCAGTCCCGAATCTATGATTAAGTTTGTGCATTATGCTTTGCGTCCCGATAGCAAGGCTCTTTCTAAGGAAATTTATGCGATTAAAGACATGCAACCGGATGACATTACCGAGGGGTTGGCGGGGCTTGACCTATCACCGGAGGACATTGGGTTGTATATTATTGAGCATTACGGGGATGAAAAAGAGTCTAAACGGGTTGAAAAGGCAGTTGAAAAGGCTATGGAAGCATTAGAACTGTTAATGCTTTCAAGACACGATGAAGAAGAATTAGATGAATTGTTGGACATTGAAGGAGTAGAAGATGAAAAGACTTCTAAATCTAATGTTATTATGAAAGAGAAAAAATCCGAAGAAGAAAAATCTTTAACTGATTTTATTATTCCTAACAAACCAATGTATCGTATATTTGATATAGATGACATTAAAGAACTTAAAGGGTTTAGCGGTGATTGGTATGTTCAAGAAAAGTATGATGGTATGAGAGTACAATTACAAAAGATAGATAATAAAATCATTATTTTCTCTTACAATAAAAAGAACATTACCGAGAAATGTTCAGAGATTGCTAAAGAATTAGAAGCAAAACACTTCGGAGATTGCATATTAGATGCTGAATTAATTTTGTTTGATGGAGAGGAAGCCCTACATAGAGCAGATACTATTTCTCATGTATTTAAGAACAAATATCCACAGGCTACACTAAAATGTCATGTGTTTGACATAATGAGACATGAGGCTCAAAACTTATTAGATGAGACCTTAAAGAATAGAATGACCATTCTATTCAATAATTATTCTTCCCATTCAGCAGATGTATTGAAATTTCCTTCTAAGAAAGATACTAGGGAAGCGGATAATCTAAACGACATTGAAGAATATTCTAAAGAGATTATGGAAATGCCTACTTCCGAGGGAGTAGTAATCAAAGACGCTACCTCAACCTATTATGTGGGAACAAAAAAGAATCCTAAATGGATTAAGTGGAAGAAGTTTGTTGATTTAGATGTTATCGTATTAGATAAGAAAAAGACAAAAAGCAATCTCTATTCTTATACCGTAGGTGTTGGCCCTGCCGAAGGGGAAGGTAAATACTTTCAAGACATTGATGGTATTAACTATATGAATGTAGGTAAAGCCCTCAATACAAAAATTGTAGCCAATGTCGGAGAAATTATCCGAGTTAAGGTAGATGAAGTTAAGAACGCAGGAGAAAGATATACTTTGTATTCTGCAAAGGTTATTGAAATCCCCGAAGTAGAGTACCCCGATAAATTAGTAACTTTGGAAATGTTATCGCAAGATACTAAGAAATCATTAAACTATTCAGTGGAAGCCTTAACGAAAGGAATCAAGATTACTGACCATATTCATGGTGAAGCACATATTATATGTAAATCCGACCTAAATGGTTTTGTGGTGTATGGTTTTGAAGAGGACAATCTAATGGCTAAGAATGCAACAATACATTTAGATGATTGGAAATCCCAAGCAGAAGAAATCATGAAAACTAAAACGAGTACTCTCACTGTGGCGATTAATAATTTCTTACAAGATAATGGCCCTAAATCAGTTAAGCAAGTGCATAACTTTTTAGTTTCTAAACATAAAGAAGTCTATGAAGATGTATTGGATAGTAAACTAAGCGAACTAAAAGATTGGGCAAATCAAAGAGAACATATTTCATTTGTAGATAATAAACTTCAAGCAGACGGCTTACTAAAAGCAGAGACTTCCGAATATAAAACCCCAAAGGAATACCAAACCGGTAAATTCAAACTATACAAAAGAAAGGACGACAATCTTAATCTTATCATTAAGGTAGGAAAGGAGACTATCAATTGGTTAATTGACACTGAGAACGAAAAAGAACTATTTGATTTATTCGGGGCGGCAGGAAAGTACCCTGCCGAAGTCGCTCAAAATACTGATAATGAAAAGGTAGTTGATGAAGGAGACATAAAATTAGGCATTCAAAGGCATGGTTATCATGAGTACTTCTTAGAAGGAAACAAATTTGAAACTAAATTCCATGTTAGGTATCTTCCGGTGGGTAATGAAAAAATGTGGCTGGCTTGGACAGGATATGAACAAAAACCTGCGGATAAAGACGGGGATGAAGGATTATGGAACATTCAAGAAGATAAACACGCTAAAGTAAAAATACCACGATAAGCGATTTGTTTAAGTACCTGATTAGAGAACGAAGGATTGGTAGAAATGTCACTCATGCTAAAGAGAGACACCCTACAAGAGTTTCGGATTCTAAAAAGCGATGACCTAATGATTGGTGGATATGCAAGTATTGAAATCGTAGACAAACAAAATGATTTAATCACACTCAAAGCATTAAACCAAGCAGTAGATAAATACATGGAAAATGCAAAATTTAGAAATGTAATGACAAACCACTCAAATGTTCAAGTAGGAGAAGTAATAAAATCTTATAGAGACAAAAATGGAAAACTATGGAAAACCGAAGTAGATGATGTAGGATTTTTTGTAGTAATTAAATTAAGAGACGATATAGAAAAAGCCAAAGAAATTAATAGAGGCATCAGAAAAGGTTCATTAAGGTCATTTAGTATTGGGGGACAAGCAATTCATAAGGTAAAGAAGAATCACCCCGAATTAGGTCAATACAATGAAATTAGTAAGTTAGAATTACATGAAGTCACAATCTGTGAAAAAGGAATAAACCCAGAAGCAAAATTTGATATTTTGAAACAAGAAAAAAAGGTGAATAAAATGAGTAAACTAGAAAAAGCACTTGAAGAGTTAGACGCACTTATGGACGAGGTAAATACTCTCCGTAAGGAAGAAGAAGAAGAAGAAAAGGGCGACTACAAGGCCGGCTATTCCGAAGATATGGAAAGTATGGAAGAAGTAGAAAGCATGGACACTGAAATGAATGATTCCGAAGCAAAAGCCTATGTTTCTACCCTTGATGGAGCCGGTGTAGAAATTGGTGAACCTGCTGATAGAATCGTTATTGACAACGGTAAGCCAAAGCCTACTACTATGCCCGTTGTTAAAGCATTCAATAACCGAGAGTTAGAAACTCTTGATTTGTCAGTTGGAAACATTGAGAAGGCTTACGATGCTTTCCGCCAAGAACAACTTGAAAAGTTGGCTTACGATAATCTTCAAAAGCAATTTGCTGAGAGGTTTGAATCCGAAAAAGGAAACCGAGAAACTATTCTCGCTAAGTCTCAATATGATGCCGCAGGTGAAATTGCGTCATTAAAGAATGAATTTACCCTACTTCGCAAGTCATTGACTGCTGAGAAGGAAACCATTCTAAAGGCTCAAGAAGAAGCCACAGTTACACTCCCTACTATGGAAGAATTAGCCGATATGGATTGGAATACTATCCATAAAATGGCTTACGGGAGCAACCTTTGAGGTGATTTAAGATGACAGGATATATTAACACAATTGCAGATTTAGAAGCACAAACATACGGACTTAACTATAATGGAGCAAACAACATGCTCTTGAAGACTGCGGGTGCAGTAACGGGTATTCATGGAGGCCACGACTCCAATACTACTCAAGCCTCCCCAACATCGGGTATTGCAGGAAACCTTTACAATGTTCTTTACGGACAGAAAGTTTGGTCAATGCTAAACCGAGAAGTCAATGCTCTTTCCGTTATGGCTAAGAGACCTTATACCTCAAGTGGATGGAGAGTCCTTTCAAAGAGACCTGCCGGTGGAACAGGAAACACACACAGTTTCACTCAAACAGGAACAGACTTAGCAGGAACCGATGCCCCACGATTAGACCATATCGGTGGTGTCCCCGAAAACGCATCTCTTTCAACAAGTGCTGACGGATTAATTGCTATTGCTCCCGAATACTCTGTTCTCTCTATGAGTCCAAAGACCGTCGCTCATCAGTTTGATTTCAGCGAATTGGCTATGGAAATGGCTCAAATTGATGATGGTATCGGTGATATTAGAGCGCAAATGCGTGAAGATATGGGTAAGCATCACGCAGAAGCACAGAATCTAATGCTTTTGGCTCCTCTTGAAGCGTATGTTCAAGCGGATAAATCCAACGCCGCCGCAAACATTGAGCGAAACTACCTTTCTCTTTACAAGATTATTTCCTCTAATGCTGAATTAGACCAAATGACCTCGGATAACTTCCCTGTTTCTTCTGTTACTGCTGACCACCACGAAGGGTATCACATTTACGGAACAAACCGTGATAGTGCTTCTTTCCTTGATTGTGTCGTTAATGGCGCAACTAGTTATGCTTCGGGTGGTTCTCGCCCATTCACTTTGAGTATTCTAAACGCTACTCTTCGTGAATTGCGACAAAACGGCGGTTCACCAAAGGTTATTCTAACAGGATACGATACACTACAAACTCTGTCCGACCTTCTACAAAGCCAAGAACGCTTTATGGATAGAAAGGAAATCGTTCCAACAGTGAACGGTGTTCGTGGTGTTAAGGGTGCAGAAGTTGGATTCCGTGTTGCTACATACTACGACATTCCTTTGATTCCTGTTGCTCAAATGCAAAGCACTTCGGCTGATTCGGGAACCATTTCGGATATGCTTCTTCTTGATACTGACCACATGTGGATGGCCGTTATGAAGCCTACACAATACTTTGAAGATGGTATCAGTAACGGAAACCCATTCGGTGTTGGACAACTCGGAAACCGAGCCTTGTACCGAACAATTGCAGAAATGGGTTGTTCCTACTTCAAGGGTCAAGGTAAGATTACCAACCTTTCGTGAGGTGTTTTAGATGGCTTTAGTAAAATCAGTTACGGTCTTAGCAGACCATAAAGGCATGACAACACCAAGAGTTTCGGGTGATGAATACTTCGTTGATGCGATTTGTGATATTAGCCAAGTAGTAGCGGCAGGTTCAGTTATTCCTGCCTCGGACTTCGGGTTAAGAACAATCACTGCGGTTGTGATTACAGGTAACGATAATGTTAATAACAGTACTAATGATATTGCTATCAAAGTAGAATGTTCAGCGACAGGTGCTTATGAGTCAGCCACTTCGGTTGCCTTTATGCACACCACAATTGCTAGTGGAACAACTCTTTCTAATGATGCTGACGGCGGAACAGTTAGAGTTAGAGTTTACGGGAACATTTGAGGTGTTTTAGTTGGCTCTAGTCCAATTCT